GCCGGAGCATGTTGTCGCCCTCGTCCTGGTAGCGCCCATAAGCCATGCTGTAGAGCTGGGGGATAACCTCTCCGAGGCTTTTCAGGTGCGCGTCATACGCCTGCTGCCCCACACTCTGCCCGTAGGTGCTGCCGTAGCCGCCCGTGAGCGCCGCGGCCTTCCCCATCGTGTCCCGCATGGCCATCTTGCCCTGCTGCACATACTGGTCACGGTAGTTGAGATACAGGGGGTCTTTGGTCGCGTCGTAGCCAAACGGTCCCCGGCTGACATACTGCTGCCACAGCTTCTGCATCTCCCCGCCGTAGCTGTCGGTATACGTGGGCCTCTCCCCCAGCGCCCCGCTGTAGCTGCTGCCCTGATACGTGGGCCTCGCCGCCTGGTACCCGTTTTCGTAAACATAGTCGTCATACAGGGATTTTCCCGCCTCGTAGTTCGGCACATGGTCATAGATCAGCCATGCGTCCTCCATCTGCTTCTGCTTCTGCGACTGGTAGCTCATTCGTCCTCCGTCTCCCTTCTCTCAAAGCTCACGAATTCCGGGTATTTCCTCGCCAGAAGCTCAAATCCCCCCGCGAAGGCGTCCAGCACCGCCCCGCACTCGGCGTGGGCGATCCCGCGCGGGTCACACTTCACGTCGATCAGCGCCACTCCCCGCTCCACGCTTGTCTCCGGCCTGTAGCTGTAGCTGTCCCGCTCCACTGCCAGCAGCAGCGCGAAGGAAAGCGCCGAAACCCCGGCGCAAACCAGGTCTCCCCCCTCCGGGGCCGCCCCCGCGTGTCCCTCGATCCGGATGTGATATTCAAACGGCTCATAAAGCACTCTCGTCATCTCTGTACCTCCGTTGTTCTCGCGCTCTGTTCCCTGGCTCTCTCCGTAATCGGGTGTTCCCCGCCCGTCTGTCTCTCCCTGCCGCCTGAAGCGCCCATGCTCCCCACCGGCACGCTGTCTCCGCCGCCCGCCAGTGCCGCGAACTGCGCCATGTTCTGCGGCTCGTAGCGCTGCACCATCTCCGCCGCGATCCGCGTCATCTGCATGAGCCGTTCATAGATTGTCCCGTTCTGGCTGATCTGCTGCGTGACCTCGTCCTTTCCCTCGAAGTCCATCATGTCCAGGCACTGGAGGGAGGCCGTGGCCTGCTGCGGCGCGAAGAAGCCCAGCCTGTAAAGCTGGAGTGCCAGCTCGTTCTGGCTCGCGCGGGTATAGGCGTTTCTTTTCTGCACCTTAATCTTCACGTCGAACACCGGCAGCCGGTAGCCCATGCTCTGCTCTCCGATCATGAGCGCCTGCCGTCTCAGCCCCGTGTTGTCCAGGCTGGCAAAGGCAATTTGTCCGCCTTCTCCCAGGATGCGGAACTGTCGCGGCATGTCGTAAAACTGGCGGATCAGCTCAATCAGCATCTCTGTGATGCTCTGGAAGGCCCGATAGCTTGCCCGCACCGCGTCCCGGCTGGTCTTGCCGCTGGCCTCCTGCAATGCCGCGATGGCCGAGGCCGCCGTCACCCCGGCGGAGGTGTTGCCCGTGCTGCTCTCCGTGTTGCTGCTCGTCTGCCGGAGCTCCGCCACCTTGTTCTGATAAAAGCCCAGGTAGTTTCCCGCCAGAGGGATATAGTCAATGGGCCGGATCCCCGTGTCGTCCAGCGAGCCGGACACATCCACGAAGGGCTGGTTCACGTCCAGAAACTGCTCCTCGTTGATCGTCGAGCCGTTTCGCTTGAAGTACCGGGGATTCGCCCCGTTCATGGCGTTTTTCAAAAAGGCCGTGTCCAGCAGGTCAATCTGGATCTGCGGGTTCATGCACACGTCCACATAGCCGTAGCCGCAGGGGCTCCCCTCCACAGGCCACATCGGATCGAACACGAAGGGGTAAAGCCCGTGGTCATAGAGGCCAACGTGCTTTACCTCCGCGCCGTAGCCCACCGCCTCCCCGGGGTCGATGCCGTTGGCCTGCAGCTCCAGCGCCACGCTCTCCAGCTGCGCGTCCTTCTGTGCCTGCGCCGTCTCCCGCCGCGCCTGCTCGTTCTCGGTGGATTCCAGTACCTGGTCGTTCACGTACTTGCAGTAGTGCAGCACCGTCCGGCTCCCCACCCGCGTTTTGTAGTACACGTCCACCACCGCGCTTTTTCCCTCAGTGGAAACCAGATCGTCATAGAGAAAGCGCGTCAGCGCCATGCCCGTTCCCCTGAGCTTGTCCTTCAGCTGCGGGTATTGCTCCTCCAGCGCCTTGTTGTCCTGCATCTCCACATGGAACACATACCGGCTCTTCTGAATGTCCGTGATCCCCGGCTCCCAGAAGATGGACAGCAGATCGACCCGCTGTATGTCGATATCCCCCAGCCCGTTGAGCTTCCCCGCGTCCCAGATGATTTTATAAACCGCCGTCCCGGTCTTGAGCTTCTGCCACATGTTCGCGTCGTACACGCTCTCGAACTTGGCCTGCTCCAGCACCACCGGCAGCACCGAGGATAGGATTTTTGCCTGCTCCCGGTCGCCGGGCTCTCTGGGCAGCACCAGTGGCTCGGGGTAGTTCTCCATGGCGTCGGCGTGCTTGGAAGCGATCACGTTGTGCAGCCACGCGCTCTTGGCCCGGAAGGAGTCGTCCCACCCGATGCCGTTCTGCTTTTTGGCCTCCGCCTCATTGTGCAGCTTCCACATGTTCTCCGCCGCCACCACGCGGCTCTCCAGCCGTTTTTTCCCCGTCTTGTACCGTTCGAGTATCCGCCCGAACTCCAAAACCCGCTTTTCATCCACCGGCATTCTGTTTTCCGTCTCGTCCATGAAAATTTTCTCCTTTCATCTTCCCAGCGGATCGATCACCGCCGGCTTCTTCGGTGCCGCCTTCACGGGTCCCACCGGCCGTGTCATGCACATGTAGCGCGTCTCGTCCGCGATGTGATCCTCCAGCCCCGTGTCCAGATCCTCCACCCGCTGCCTGCTGTACATCATCAGCGGCATCGTCCGGATAAAGCCCGCGCAGCCCTCGAAAACGTACAGCCTGGCATAGCCGTTTTCGTCAAACTGCATCCGGTAATGCACCTGCATCCACCCGGGGATCCGGTTGTTGTCCCCCGGCACGAAGTAGATCCCGTATTTTGCCGCCGTCTCCGCCACGCTCTCACCGCGGCTTGCGTCCCAGATAGAGGGGTCAGCCACCCCGTCGATCTTCTTCCCCTTGAGCCAGGGGTGCTCACGCTCGATCTCGGCAATGTGCTTGAACTGCTCATCCGGGGAGAGCCGCAGGCCCTCGTTGGGCGTCCCGGTGCACCCGTAGTATTCCAGCACCCGGTACAGTACCCCGTCGTAGTCCACGGCCCACCACGCGCAGGAGAAGGGCTTTCCGTACCCGAAGTCGTAGCTGCGGAAAATTGTCCAGCTCCGCGCCGCGCCCCGGCTCAGATCGATGGGCGGGATGACGTGGCACCAGCGCCCCTGCGCCCGCAGCTCCTCCGCCGTGAGGGTGCAGCCGTGCTTTTCCGCCTCCGCCAGATCCGGCGCCGTCCGGAACTCCTCGAAGAACTGTCCTTCGTAGATGTCCCACCGCCCGTAAAGCCAGGCCTCCCGCTGCTTGGGGGGCAGGCTCTCCAGCTGCCGCACATAGTCCGGCTGGCTTTTCATCAGCGCCTTGTTGTCCGTCACCAGGCTCTGGATGAAAACATAGTCCTCCCCGTCCTCCTCGGCCCGAAACTGTCTGTCGATGAACAGGCGCTTGACCCATCCGTGGCCCTCGCCGCCGGGGTTGCAGGTCAGGTACATCCGCTTCGGATAGCCGTTTGTCCCTCGTATGCAGGCCTTCAGGATGTCCCACCGCCGTTCGGGGTGCTGTGTGGCCTCGTCGAGGAAGACCACGTCCGCCTCCGTGCCCTGGAAGCGCCCCTCGTCCCGCTCGTTTTCGAGATAGCGGAACAAAATCACGCTGCCGTTCGGGAAGGTGATGGCCTTTTCCGTGTCGTTGTAGCGGGCCAGCTGCTCCGTCCGGCTGTCGCAGCGCAGCATTGCCCGCAGCTGCCGGATGTGGTTTGCCCGCAGCTCCGGATAGGTCTTGCGGATGATGCAGCAGGTGATTCCGGGGTATCGGTAGCACAGCAGCGCCGCCTTCACCCGCACGCACCAGCTTTTTCCCCCGCCTCTGGCCCCGCCGAAGCACACGTATTTGTGCCGCTCGTTCAGAAAAAGCCTCTGCTTCTCGCTGGGCGTGGGTATTTGCAGCTCCATGGGCTATTCCTCCGCTTCGCTCGTGTCCACAAAGCGCACCGTCACATCGGCGTTTCTGCTTCTCCCCTCCGTGTCGGCCTTGAGCTTTGCGATCCGCGCCCGCTGCTCTTCAAGATCCAGCTCGTCCTTCCGGTTCTCCCGGAACATCCCCAGGTGCCGCCCCAGCAGCTCCAGCGCCCGCAGCCGCTCCCGCGTCTCCACGCCGCCCTCCTCGCCGCCGTCCTGCTCGAAGGCGATGTTCATGATGCCCCGCAGCACCTCGTCCTGGCTCACGTTCACCCGCTCCTGTCTCTCGCGCATACGCGCGCGCACATACGCGGCCACCTTGACATTTCTCAACAGCCTGGATGCCCCCTGGGCCGCGGTGCTCTCCTTCCTCGTCGCGGGGTAGGCGGCCATGTATGCTCTCGTCCCGTTCAGATCCATCAGGTATTCGTCGCAGAAGCGCTTCTGCCGCTCCGTGAGCTCTCCCCCGTCCTTTTTCTTCTTCGTCATACCGCGCCCCCCTTCGCCCTTTATCATACAAAAGCAGGACGGGGAAATGTAACACCCCCGTCCTACTCGTTTTCATATTTTTCCCACAATGCCCCGCCCCACGGGCAATTGCGGAAATCTCCCGCGCAGTATTCCGCCAGCTGCCGCCGCAGGGCCTCTCCGCTCTCAAAGTGTGATTTTCCGCAGTCGCTTCCCCGCAGAATGCCCTCGCAGCTGATTGTTCTGGCTCTCCCGCTGTGCTTGCGGTAAAACGGGCACAGAATATCCGCGCTCCAGTCTCCCATCTCTTTGCCCCCTTCTTCCACGCCGAAAAGCGAAGCCGCTCACTGTCGGCTCCGCTGTGTGGCTCTCTGTCTCTCTCCGCTCCCGCTTCTTTTCACGAAGCGCTTTCGTCTCGGCGTGAGGTCCCAGCTTCTCGTCTCCGTCTCCTGAAAGCACAGCTGGCAGTGTTCTCTTGCCGTCCGCCCATAATCCAGCAGGATATAGGCCTCCTCCAGCTTTCTTGCGCATTTTAAGCAGCAGCGTATCATGTTCCCGTCCTCCTTCCTCCGCGCTTTTTCGCCCGCGGCATGACGATCTGGCCGCCTCTCACCCTGGGGGCCTCCGGCAGCACATAGCGCATGTATTTTCCCACAACGATTCCGTCCTCGTCCATGATCTCCCGAACCTCCTTCATCACGGCCCCGGCCGGCGGCTGAAGCTCCTCCACGCTCTCGATCTCCACGGGCTCGGAGAGAATGGGCTTTTCCATTCCCTTCGTCCCGCTCCAGGCCTTCTGCCCCGGCTGCTTCCCGTGCACGTTCCCGCACAGGTATTCCGCCAGCCTTGTCCGGTCGGGATCCTGGTCGAGATCCTTCACGATCACGGTGCCCTCTCCCCCGATCTCCGGCCAAAGCTCCCGGAAGATCTCCACCGCGTCGCGCGGCACGATCAGGTGTTGGTGCAGCCGCGCGGGGGCCTCCCGCTTCGGGCTCCAGTTTGCCGTCACCCAGTAGGCCTTCAGCGTCTTCCCGGTCCTCTTCCTGTATACTGTCCGCGCCTTGCGCATCAGCCGGCGCCGGTCATCCCTCGCCCTGTCGTAGCCCTCGCTGCCCGGCACATTCTCCCCGGCGTTCAGGCTTCCGGGGTAATGGGCCTGGTCGTACTTGCACGTCAGAAAGCCGTCCCCCGCCTTGAAGTTTACGCCGATCCCCCTGGCAAGCTCCCGCACGCTGCTTCTCTCGTTGGCCTTGATCTTGTTCAAAGAGCTGGCCCCGGCCCGGCGCACGCCTCTCGGCTTCTTTCTGTCTGCTTTCGCGGAGAGATAGCTTGCCTGTTCCTCCACCACTCTTCCGGATATCACATGGTACTTCATCAGCGTCTTCATCCTTCCCTCACTCCCCCCGTCCGTCCCCGCTCTCCCCGTCCGCCCGCCGGAGGCAGACCCCTCTGTCCCAACGTTAGCCGGTAAAAGGTCGCGCAAGAAACGCGCGCGCACGCGATATATATAAGGTATCCCGTACACGCCGCGTTTCCCGCTCTCGCCTTCGCTTGGCTCTCATACCCGCGCCCTCTCCGCAAGGGCGCGGGTATCAAAACCAAGCCCGCCCCGGGGCCGCTCAGCGCGTCCCCGGTTCGTTTTCTTTCATTGCAAGCAGCTCTCCCGCTACTTGCACACGGCCTTGTGCAGGTACGGCTCACATCCCAGCATGTTCCACCTCACACTTCGCCGCAACCCGCGCCTCCAGCGCCGTCCGCATCAGCCGCAGCGTCGTGATCTCCCTGCCGGCCCGCTGCAGCTCCGCCCGCGCCGTGTCGTATCGCCGCC